GAGATCCGGTGGGTCACCGGGCCTGTTCTCTGGCTGGACCTCGACTACACCGAGATGATTTCCGTTACCAGCTTCACCGTGGACGGTGTGGAGCTGGTCGAGGGCACCGACTTCTTCCTGCGCCCGGACGACGGCCCGCCGTACACGTCACTGAAGCTGAGCAACCTGTCGTCCGCGTCGTTCTCCTCCAACGATCGCGGCATGGTGCTGATCGGCGAGCAGGGCGCATCGGACACCACCAGGGCGGCCGGCTCCCTGTCCGGCTCGATCAGCAGCAGTGCCACCACGATCGTCGTGTCCGATGCGTCGCTGATCGGCGTGGGTGACCTGCTCACCATCGGCAGCGAGCGGATCAACGTGATCGAGCGGACCTACTCCAGCACCGGGGTTGCCCTGGCCGGCAACGTCACGGCCTCTTCTGCGGAGCGCACGGTGACCGTGGACGCCGGCGCATCGCTGCACGAGGGCGAGCGGATCCGGATCGGCTCGGAGCGCCTGTTCATCGAGAGCATCAACGGTGACGTGCTGACCGTGCGCCGCGCCGAACTGGGCAGCCAGCTTGCCGCGCACTCCACCTCCGATGCCGTGCATGCCGCGCGCACGCTGACCGTGGAACGCGGCGCAACCGGATCGACCGCGGCCAGCCATTCCAGCACTGCGGCGATCCTGGCCAATGACCCCCCGGCGCTGGTCAAGGAAGCGTCTCTCGCGTACGCGCTCGTGGATTTGGAGCAGTCCAAGAGCGCGTACGGGCGAGTGGTCGGCGCCGGGGACAACCAGATGGAGGCGGCAGGCCGCGGCCTCGCCGCCATCGTCCGGGACCTGATCGCGATGCATGGGCGTATCCGGCACGGTGCGGCATGACCGGGGACAGTGTGGTCAAGACGCTGATGATCCTGTTCCTGATCGCGATCAGCCCGCTGATCCTGGCCATGGCCATCTTCGTCGGCTACCTCTGGTGGGGGGTGCTGGCGCATGGCTGAGGTCCACGGCACCTTCTTCTCGCCCGGTGAGCCGTTCGTGATGAGGGCGTATCTGCACAAGGCGCAGGACCGCATCGCGAACGAGACAGAACGACGCGTGCACATCTTGCAGCACCAGTACTTCAAGCGACCGACCGGTTACTACGAACGGCACATCGTGAACCGGGACATGGGATACCAGCACGTGATTCACGATTCCGGCGTGATCTACGGCCCCTGGCTCGAGGGGGTGGGCTCCCGTAACTTCCCGGTCACCCGGTTCAAGGGCTACAGCATCATGCGCAAGACGACGCGCATGGTTCAGGACCGGGCGGAGTCGATCGCTGCGCCCATCATCCGCGAGCTTTGCGAGGCGCTGAACTCATGAGCATCGACATGCAGGCCATCGTTGATGCGCTGGTGTCGCACGCCCAGTTGACGGGCAAGTTCGACAAGGTCAACACGAGTGAGCCGAAGAGCCCGCCGGCCAACGGGCTGACCTGTTCCATCTGGGCGCAGGGCCTGGTCCCGCACGCGCAGTCGTCCGGCTTGGCGGCCACCAGCGCGTATCTGGTCATGCAGGTGCGGATCTATGACAACATGCTGCGTTCGACGCCGGATGAGGCGGATCGGATCGACCCGAACATGCTGGCGGCCACGGATCAGTTGATGGCGTCCTACACCGGTGAGTTCACCCTGGCCGGCCTGGTGGAGTCGATCGACCTGCTGGGTATCGGCGGAGAGAGCCTGCGTGCGGAGGCCGGGTACGTGCAGATCGGCGGCCAGGGTTCCGGGCTGTACCGGATCGTGACGATCACTGTTCCTATGATCATCGCCGACGCATGGACACAGGTGGCATAACATGGGAAAACAGACAGGCCTTGGTGATCATTTCGCCGTCGGCGGCTACGACATCAGCGGAGACATCGGCAGTCTTCAGGCGATCAACGGCGGTCCGGCCACCCTCGACGTCACCGACATCACCGAAAGCGCCTATGAACGCCTGGGTGGCCTGCGTAACGGCGGCATGCAATTTGCATCCTGGTTCAACAAGGCCACCGGGCGCGCGCACCCCGTTCTGAAGGCGCTGCCCACCACGGACACGGGCGCGCTGTACGGACGCGGCGCGGCCATCGGATCCCCCGGCGCGGCATGCGTGGCCAAGCAGATCGGCTATGACGGCACCCGTGGCCAGGACGGCGCACTGTCGTTCGCCACCACCGTGCAGTCCAACGGCTACGGCCTCGAATGGGGAAAGCAACTCACCGCCTGGACGCGCACGGACACGGCGGCCACCAACGGCAGCAGCCTGGACGGATCCGCGTCGTCGTCGTTCGGGGCACAGTTCTACCTTCAGGTGTTCTCGGTGACCGGGACATCGGTCACGGTCACCATCGAGGACTCCGCTGACAATGCATCTTGGGCGACCCTGTCCGGCGCCGCGTTCTCCGCTGTCCTGGCCGGTGCGGTCAGCGACCAGCGGATAGCGGTCACCGGCACCGTGCGCCGCTACCTGCGCGCCGTCTCGTCCGGCACGTTCTCCAACGCCCAGTTCGCCGTGCTGGCCGTCCGCAATGACACGACAGTGGCTTTCTGACATGCAGCCGTTCCGGATCGAGCCGGCCATGCCGCCGCAGATGTACAAGTCACACGTGATCAAGCAACCGCTGACCACGCACTGGCGCCGCGCCACCTGCGCCGAGGTGGACTGCCCACGGTATCTGCGCGGCTGGAAGTCCGTGCTCGACCTGGGCAGCCAGGACGGGCAGAACGCCGCAGCGTGGATCCGGCACGTGTCCGGCCTGCGCTTCACCGAGAGCGTGACCGGGGCGCAGGAGATCACGTTCCTGTTCCCGCCCGGCCAGATGTGCGCCCGGGCGGACCGGCATCGCCTTCCGCTGGGCCGGCCTCCCGTGATGCTGGTCCGTGGTGGGGATCATCGCGGCAACCCGTCCGGGTTCAGCCGCCTGTTCCACCGGGCCGAGGACTGGCGCGATGATCTCGGCGAGCACCTGGACAACCTCCGCGATCAGCAACAAAAGGGATAGGTGAGTACAATTAGCAAAGAAACGGGCCTCGGGTGGACCACGCTGAGCGTGGACAACTCCTCCGGATCGGCCAACGCCATCAAGAACGACATCACCAATCTCACGTTCGCCACGCCGCGTGGCGTCCAGGACGTGACCGGCCTGGACAAGAGCGCCTATGAGCGGCTGCTTCTGATGGCCGACGGCACCGTGAACCTGAACGGCGTGTTCAACGACGCCGCCAACATGTCGCACGACACGTTCAAGACCGTGCCGTCGACTTCCGTCAACCGGACGACCACGATCACGGTCTCCGGCAACACCCTGGCTATGGAGATGCTGTACACCGACTACAACCTCACGCGCGCCGCGTCCGGCGAACTCACCTGGACGGCGCCCGGCGTGCTCGCCGACGGCACCGTGCCCACCTGGGCGTGACCGGGTGAAACTTGCCAGTCGCACCCTCGTTCTCAAGTTCGATGATCCGGATTACGCCGGCCTCGAGGTCAAGGCACGATCGGTGTCCCTGGGCGTGCTGCTGGACCTCGAGGACGAGACCAGCGCCATGCGCAAAGGCTCCGGCCTCACGCAGACCCGCGGGCTGCTCAGCCTGTTCTCCGAGAAACTGATCTCCTGGAACCTCGAGGACGACGACGACAAGCCGATCCCCACCACGCTCGAGGGCGTCCTTTCCCTGGAGATCGATCACGCCTACCCGATCGTGCTGGCCTGGGTGGACGCGATGTTGTCTGTCACGGCGAGCACGGGAAAAGGCTCGACCTCTGGGCCGCCGTCGGCCCCACTGAACTTTCCGATGGAACCACTCTGACCAAGCCGCCGGAACTGGCGCGGGCGGAGTTCGTCATCGGCTTGGCCGACCGATGGCACAAGCTGCCGGAAGAGATCGAGGCCATGGACGCCGGCGCAATCCGGTATCTGGAGATCCTGAGGCGCGGAAGGAGGGACGACGGCGATGCCGAATGAGATCATCATCCGCGTCAAGGCGATCAATGACACCAAGGTCGTCTTTGACAAGATCCGCGCAGAGGCGAAGGACCTGGGCGAAACCGTCGCCATCAACATCAACGAGCACGTCACTCAGCGTCTGGAGCGCGACGCCCAGGCGGCATCGGGCGGGAACGGCGGCTACGCGCGTACCGGTGACCTGATCGGCAAGACCATCGGTGAGCACATCTCCGAACGGATCACCGAGAGAGTCAACGTCAACGTCAACGAGCGGCTACGGGAGACCATCCGCAATACCGGCGGACGTGATCACGAAACCGTCCACGTAGATGTGGATGTGGACCAGAAGACGCTGAGCGAACGGCTTGCCTCGCTCGGCACCAGCGTGACGGACAAGGTGTCCGGGTGGTTTGAAGGTGGATTCTCCACCGGAATCACCTCCGTGTTCTCCGGGGATTTCCTGTCCACCCTGCTCAAGGGCAGCCTGGTGGCGCTCGGCGCCACCGTGCTCGCGCCCGCGCTGGGCGGGGCGATCGGCGCTGCCGTGCTCACCACGCTGTCTGGCGGCGCCATCGCCGTCGGCATCCTGGGCGCGATGAAGGATCCCCGCATCTCCAAGGCCATCGACGAGGTTAAGTACGCGCTCGGCTTCAGTACTGCCAAGACGCCCAAGGAGAAGAAGAATGAGCCGATTCACGGCCTGTTTGCGTCCTTCTCCGAGAACTTCAAAGGGCCGCTCGAGGAGTTCCTGGCGCCCAGCAACGGCGGCGGCGGCGGCGTCATCGGCCTGATTCAGCAGCTCACCCCGCTGGTCGATCAACTGGGTAAGGCGCTCGGGCCGGTGGCCGGGAAGCTGGGTGACGGCGTCATCGGCATGTTGCAGAACATGCTGCCGTCGGTCATCACCGGCATGGAGGCCGGTGCGCCGCTGATCAACACCCTGGCCGATAACCTGCCGGGCATCGGTGACGCCATGGCCACGCTGTTCAACACGATCAGCGCGCATGCGGACGACGCCAACACTTTCTTCAACGACATGTTGCATGCCATCAAGTTCTTGATCATCGCTATCGCTGCCCTGGTAGGCGCATTCATGGACATGTACACGGTGGTGCGCGGCCTGTTCGTGGCGCTGATCGGCACCATCCTGAATTTCGCGGGCACGACGATCAAGTCGATGGCCATGGCGTTCGGCTGGATTCCTGGCCTGGGGCCAAAGCTGAAAAGCGCCTCCAAGCAGTTCGACACCTGGTCAGATCATCTGATCAAGAAGCTGGAGGAGGTGCCGAATGACAAGTACATCAACATCCACCTCCGGACCATCTTCAACGGCGTAGGCGCTACCGTCCGATCCATCACCCGGGACCTGCATGCCATCGGCGCGGCAGGCCACGCATACGGCGGGGCGGTCGGCACGGCAGCCAGCGGAGGCGCGCGCGGCGGGCTGACCCTGGTGGGAGAGAACGGGCCGGAACTCATCAACGCGGCCCCCGGCTCACAGATCTACTCCAACGCCGATTCGGCCAGGATGCTCAGCGGCGGCGGGGGCG